AACAGGTATTACCTATGCAACAACTGGTACAAGTTTAGATATTGCTTGGGACCTTCGTCCATACCCACAACAAGATGCCTCTACGCAAATGGTTCAAGTAAGATTTAATGCTGATGTAAATCCAAATGACGGTGCATGGATAGCAAGTGTAACTGCTAATGGACCAATACCAGATCAAGCAAGGTTTAATTATAGAGAAACAACCAACGGTGCACTTATTCCAATTACAGATACTAATGTTGGAGCAGGTTTTGCTGGACAAATAAGTCAAGGTGCAGCATTCACTCCATATGTAGATTTAAACACAGAAACAGTTCAGGCATCGGTTGACGCAGCAAATGCAACGATTGCACAATTAAACTCAAGCCTTACCCCAGTTGTTGCACAAAATACAACAAATACTTCTAATATAAATGCAATCAATACTACATCTTTAACCAATACGGTAAACTCAGCGGTATCAACAAAGACATCTCTTGAGTCAACATTAAATACTAAATCAAGTCAACTAGTTACTGCAATTAATAACAACATTCCAACCCCTGCCCCAATAATTTCAACTCCAATTGTTGCAGGAACTACCGCAACTGTTACACCATCCCTACCTGAAGGATATACAGCAAACACTTGGTTTTATCAAGTAGTAACAGATGATCCAGATGCAGAAAATCCATACGAAGGTGGAACATATAATACAGATGGTGCTCCTGCATCTATTCAGTTAAGTGGTTTGACAGAAGGCGCTACCTATACTGTTAGAGTTGCTAACTGGTCTGGACCTGTAAGTCAATATACTGAGACTGTTATTTCTGTACCCGCACCACAAGGCTCCAATTTAACTACTGGTGGCAATAGTTCCCCAATAGATACAACTCCAATAGATACAACCCCTGTATACACAGAACCAGTTGATACAACTCCCGTAGATACAGACCCTGTAGATACAGACCCTGTAGATACAGACCCTGTAGATACAGACCCTGTAGATACAGACCCTGTAGATACAGACCCTGTGGATACAGAGCCTGTAGACACAGAACCAGTAGACACAGAGCCAATTGATACAGAACCTGTTGATACTCCTGCAGAAGAAGTAGAGGCTGTATTTGAAGAAAGCGAAGTATCTATTGAAGAAATATCAGAAAGTGGTGCAAATCTTTCTGTAGAAGATATTCAAGAAGTTATTACTGATTTAATTAGCGATAGTAGTTTAGATGCATCTGAGGTTTCTGCAGTACTAGAAGCAATTGCTGAAGGTGGAGAGGTTTCTGCAGAGATTGCTGCTGAAGTGTCTGAATCTTTATCAGAAGGCGGACTTACAGAAGCAGAAGCAGAATTTATTACAGAAATGCTTTCTGCAGATGGAGAAATAACAACTGCAGAAGTTGTTAATTTATCTGAAGCCTTATCTGAAGACGGCAAATTTACTTTAGCAGAAAAAGATTTAGTTGCAGATGTATTGGTAACTTCAGCAGAAGGAGCACCTGTAACTGCTTCCAACATAGAAGCAGCGGGACTTGAATATCGTGATCTTCCTCCAACAATTCCAGTAGAGGTAAGAGAAGACGCTAATGGTAATCCAGTAGTTATTCAAGCAGAAGTTGCTTCCGCATTACTTGTTCTAGAAAGCCCAGCAGCAATAGCAAATGCAATTGCTACTTGCTTCAATCCAGACGAGGCAATTGAAGGTTTAACAGAAGAACAAAAATGTGAATTAGGCAAAGCACTACTTAACATGGGTGCCGATATGTCTATTCCAGAACGTGAAAAAGCAGAAGATATCGTAGTAGTAACAATAATAGCTGGCCAGATAGTTCTTGGCACAGCATATAGAAGGAAGGTATAATAAGAATATGAAATGGTTAAAAAAATGGAGCCTAGCCGCTCTAAATGAAAACTTTACATTCCTTGGATTTTTTGTAGCCTGGGTAGTATTAGAGGGTAGCGCAAAAACCGTTGTAGGTTATGTAACCCTAGCCTCAGTAGCCTTATGGTTTATGACTATAGGAATTAGAGAAAAAGCAGAAAAAGAAGAGTAATAGCATACTAACCCTACATTTGCTATAATAGACTTATGAAAAAAATAAAGGTGTTTTTAGCATCTAGCCTTTTAGTATTGTCTATTAGTGGATGTGGCTATGATGGTCATTATAGATATCCATGTCAAGATCCTACTAATTGGCAAAATGCAGAATGCAAGCCACCAATCTGTACGGCTAACGGAGCATGTCCAGAAGATTTAGCAGAGACAAAGGAAACAGTAAATGGCTAAAGAAAGATTATCCCCTCAAGATTTAGATGCAAGATTAAAGTTTATTCTAGGAATTACTTTAGGATCAATTTTATTTATAACTTCAACAGGCATTATGTATGCTTTAATATTTGTTACACAACCAATCACTGGACAATCCGAAAATGATAAAATGTTCTTTAACGTATTAGGTAGCGTTGCTACATTTATTACTGGAACATTGGCTGGACTTCTTATTGGTTCATCTGGCGCTAAAGATGTTATGGCAGCACAAATTGCAAACAAAGAAATTGATGCAAAAAATACACAAGCAGATAAAAAATTAGAAGCTGAAATTGATGATGCAAAGTCACGTAGATTGGCTAAACCAGATGGCGCAATGCCAGCAGAGCAACCAGTAGACACTAGCTGGGACAAGTAATGTCAGAGCAAGGAACTGCAGCAAAATTAGTTGAAATTGCAACAGCAGAAATAGGTACCGTAGAAGGTCCTAAAGACAATGAAACTAAATATGGTAAATTTACCAAAGCAGATTTTCAACCTTGGTGTGGATCATTTGTTAATTGGTGTGCAAACGAAGCTGGAGTAAAGATTCCAAATACGGTATATACTCCTGGTGGCGCACAAGCATTTAAGAAAGCAAACTCATGGATCGATGGAGACCTTGCAGATCCAGAGCCAGGAGATATTGCTTATTTTGATTTCCCATCAGACGGTGTTGATAGAATATCACACGTAGGAATAGTTGCAATAGATAACGGTGATGGAACTGTTTGGTGCATTGAAGGTAATACTTCTGGAGATCCTAAAGGAAGCCAAAGAAATGGCGGAGAAGTTTGTAAAAAGCTTCGTGCATATAAAAAAAATAAAAAGAATATAATGGTTTCAATTGTTGGATTTGGAAGACCTAAATTTGGAGCAAGCATTGCTAAAAAATCTGAGCCTGCTGCAAAAACAACTAAAAAAGTAAAGACTTGTTCAGAGTGTGGTCAAGTAGTTAAATAAATGAATACTTATAGAGTAAAATTAGAAGTAGAGGTAGAAGTAGAAGCCTTTGACGAAAATGATGCTCTAGACTATGCAAATGATATATTTGGCGTAGATGACGAAATAAAAAACGTTAAAATAATTAACGTTAAGGAGAAATAATGGAAAAATATCTTACAGATGAAGAGATTTCAAAGTCTTACGAATCAGATAATGAAGATGAAGATAAATGGGATAATATGGAAAAAGCTTGCTGGTCTGGATATAAACAGGTCGGAATGAAAGATAAAGGCGGAAAACGAGTACCTAATTGTGTACCAATTAAAAAGTCTTTATTTGGCACAGATGGACCTCAAACGTTAATACCTAAAAATAAACAATAAAATCAGTTGACAAGGCTTAAAAGATCCCTGTATAATAGTATACAGGGATTCGCCTTTTATATTTAAGGAAAAATGTTACATTTAAATGAACGTGGTGTAGACGTATTTATAAATAAATATAAATCAATTACCAATGATGCATACTGGAACAACTATGATTTAATTATTTGGAAAAAAAATAACAATGCATTTTTTAATATAAAAGGAATATTTAATAAAACTTGGGGAATGGCAGATAGAGTATCTGTAGATAATAAAGGAATGTGGGTTCTACCTAAACAATATGTCAAATATTTTAAATAATTTAGGGGTAGACAAAGACGACTTAGACTGGTGGCACCTTGCAGTTTGTAGAGGCATGGACACTAACCTATTTTATGATAAATATGAAAATGATCCTAAAATTGCAAAAAATGTTGACGAAGCATGTCTAGCCTGTCCAGTTATAGCAATGTGTTATAAATCTGGATCTGACGGCGATGAGTATGGCGTATGGGGCGGAGTTTATTTAAACTCTGGAACAATTGATAAAACTAGAAATTTACATAAGACAAACGATACATGGAAAAGATTGAAAAAGAAAAATGTTTATTGATAAAGATAAAAATCATTTTAAGCATGGCATTAATCAATGGACTGGAGAGCCCAACAAGCCAGTATTTTATACACCAGAAATGTCAAAAGCAATAAGAGGAATTACCAAACCAGCAAACAACTTACAAATGGATATAGTAAAGTATCCAGAATTTTTAGCAATAAGATTATATGAAGACAACTTTGTACAATTTGAAGGCGTTAAAAAAGAAATGGTCATAGATTATGTAGCAAAAGTAAAAAAGCTACTTGAGTCATATGGAGTAAGATGTGAGCTGGAAGGAGTGCCTAGTGAAAGAATACTACGATAGAGTATTAATTGTATTTATTCATGATCTAGGAGTTTATGGAACTACAGAAAAACTAGGAGCATTTGCCTCTATAGTAAAATATAAAAAAGATGAAATGGAGTACGAAGAAATGATAGATAATTCAGAATTTTCAATTATGGATGAAATTGTATTTTCACATGTAGAAGAGGAATATAATGGATAAGGTTCTTTGCTATTCTTGTAATAAAACTAAAAATAAGTTAAATCTTAAAAAGTCTACGTTGCTTCCAATAAATTTATTTATGTGTGATGGGTGTATAGAATCAAAATTTGAACCAAGGTGGCTAGTAATCATCACTGGCAGACAGAATGGGCCAGAAAGTGTTAGAGAATTTGTTTTAAAAAAGAAATATGTTGGGGATGAAATTTCTGCTTCTGAGTTATTAATTTAGTATACATATTACGGTATAATATGATATATAATGCATCTGGATCTGAACTCTATAATTATTGCAATATCTGCTGCGATATTGTCTGGCATGGGGACGGCAATTATTGCTGGTCTGAACGAAAATAAAAGAGAAAAAAACAGAAAACAAGAGCGTGAGCAGGACCTTTTAAAGTTAGAAGTAAAAGATTTAAAAATTGAATTATATCAAATAGAAAAAGAATTAACTGAGTGGAAAGATAAATATTATGAGACGATTCAGGAATTAATTTTAATTAAATCTGAGCTAGAGGATGCCTTAAGAAGCCTTTCAGAAATAGACTCAAACGAGGTTTTGGACAGATAATTTTTAATTTAGTATACTAGTCTGTATGACAGCAGTGGTAGCCCTTATTCATGAAAATAAAGTCCTTCTAGGAGGAGATTCTGCTGCATCTGATGATAAAACAGGATTAATTTTTTCACGCACAGATCCAAAAGTTTTTAGAGTAGGTCAGTTTGGAATTGCATTTGTTGATAGCTTTAGAATGGGACAAATTCTTCAATATAACTGGACGCCACCAATTTACAAACCAACAGCAGGATTTAAAAATTTAGAAAAATTTATGCGTACCAAGTTTGTTGAATCAATTAAAGAAACATTTAAAGAACAGGGATATGGTAATCAAACCGCAGGATCTACAGAAGATGGCGATGAAGGCGGAGTTTTCTTAATAGCAGTTCAAGGTGCAGGTAGAATATTTACTATGGATAGTGATTTCCATATAGGTGAAGCAGACATTCAATACATGGCAGAAGGTGCTGGGCAAGAATTAGCTTTAGGATCACTATACTCAACATCATCTATTAAAACACCCCGTAAACGGGTCAGGATGGCCTTAGAGGCGGCTGCAAAATTTAACATGGCAGTTAGAGCACCATTTACAATAATTGAAATTTAGAGTATAATTAAATATATGGACATTAATAATCTTAAGCCAGAAAATTATGATATGGCTATGGATTTAAGAGGAACACCAACTCATGTTTGTCCTTGTGGATGTTTTATATGGAATCTAAAAGTAATCTTTGAAGATTTTGACATCGCAACATATTTTTTAGACATGGAATGTGCAAACTGTGGTAGTCTAGCAACGGCTCCCACCCCAACAGACAGGTAAAAATGAGAAAATCAGAAAGATTAAGATTGCTAGAAATGCAAATAATCAAACTAGAGTTTGAGATAGATTTATTAAACAACATGCTTGCTGCATTACTAGAGGCAAACAACTTACCACAACCTCAATTAGACGCTGGTAAGTGGTATCAGAGACGGATAGATAGAAACTCTTGACAAATTTGGGTATGTTTTAGTAAAATGTACCTATGAATAAAAAACTAATAACTGCAATATCAATATTATCACTAACACTATCTACTACATTTATTGCTGTAGAGGCGAAAGCTAATCAAGTACCCTCAACAATAGCAATTCTAGACACTGCATTAGACACTTCTTTACCAATTTTTAAAGATAAAATTGCATATGAAGTTTGTGTTTTAGAATTGGCCTCATGTCCAAATGGACAAAAGTTTATGGAAGGTCCAGGATCTACTGTACTTCCATTTGATATTATTTCTAAAAATGGTTTCGATCACGGAACACAAATGGCATCAGTTGCAGTAGCAACTAATCCAAATATTAAAATTGTTTTTGTAAGAATTATTGGAAACAATCCATCTGGCTCAAGACAATCAACTGGCGAAACTGGTGTTTCTTTAGCATTAAAATGGGTATTAGATAACAAATCTCGTTTTAATATACAGAGCGTTGCAATGTCTCAATCAAATCATGCAATACTAACAACATTAACAGACTATTGCCCTACAACACCAATGTTGCGTGGAGTAATATCTTCATTAGTTTCTTCAGGCACACCAGTGTTTTTTCCAGCAGGAAACAACAGAGACCTTTCAAGGTTATCTTGGCCAGCATGCATTAATGATTCAATATCAATTGGAATGGCAGACCAATATGAGCAAGTAGATAACTATTCTAACTTTGATAAGGATAGATTAGACTTTTACGCTATTGGAAATATGAAAGTTGCAGTCCCAGGAGGTTCTGTAAAAAATGCAGCAGGGTCATCAATTTCTACGCAAGTTGCTGCTGCTACATGGGCTGGAATTAAAAGTTCAAATCCTTCTTTAACTTATCAACAAGTTTTAGATATGCTAAATAATGCTTCAAAGCCAATCCGTGGTGCTAGGGGGCAATATGGTAAACTTATCTCTAGTGCCCCTATTGAAATTGCACCAAGTGCTCCAATAGTAACAAAACCAGTCGCTCCAGTAACTAAAACTGCAGAGCAATTGGCTGCCGAAGCAAAGGCTGCTCTTACAATTGAGGCTAACAAAGCAATTTCAGAGGCGGAAGCAAGATACCAAGCTGAAGTTAAACTGGCTGCAGATAAACTGGCTGCAATTAAATTGGAGTGGGCTAAAAAAATAAATGGCTAACATGACAGTGCTAGAAGAAATAATTAAAGAAATCGGTGAGGAGTTGTACCAGAAATGGTACAACGCCCTTGCAATAGAAGACAGAACAGAAGAATCTTCTAAGGCTATGTCTATAAATGCTGGAGAAACAACATTTTGGGTAGTTCAAACATTTATGAATAAATTTAATGCAGCAGCAGAGGAACTAAAAGACAAATAATGCTAGAGATCAATGACGAAAATTTTGATAAAATATTAACCCTTCATAATGTTTTAGTTGTTGATTTTTGGGCAACATGGTGTAGGCCATGTAAAATGTTTTCTCCTATTTTAGAGGAAATTTCTAAAGAAAATAATATTTGGATTGCCAAAATAGATGTAGATCAAAATCCAATACAGGCTTCAAAATACAACATAACCTCAGTTCCAACAACAATTATATTTGAAAATGGTAAAGAGGTTAAAAAAATACTTGGCGCAAAACCTAAACATCAAATGATTGAGGAGTTAAGTAAATGGCTATAGATTTTTTAGATGTTCAATCTTGGTATGAGTATGGTCGTGAAAAAAATTGGGTATCAGAGGTATTTTGCGACACACATGAAGGACCACCACTTTCTGATGAAGAAATGGAAGAATGGGACGAGGGCGGAGATCCTTGTAGCTTTCATGTAAAACTTTGGGATCAATAAAGACAACAAATTGCTTGGTTAAACGTTTATATATATGGGTGTACACCCAAAATAGAATTCCATTTTGTAAAAAAATGGATAAAAAGGAGAAATAAAAAATATGAAGTCATTAAAAAAGATTGCCGTTGCTTCGGCTGCAGCCCTAGCATTACTAGGCATTCAATCAATTAATGCATCAGCAGCACCGTTAGTAATAACAGTTGCTGGTTCAGCAAATGCTACAACATCTACAGCGCCTGCGACTGCGAACGTTCCAGCCGACAACACAGTAGATTCAGCAGATGCCATTGCTCTAGCAGCAACAGCAGATACTGGAACTGTAGTTACATTTACAGCAACAGGTGGCGTTAAGCTAGTCACAGCTTTAAGCGCAACAAATGCAGTAGTTAATTCTTCTGCAGGTTCAACCACGTACTCAGTAACTTCTGCAGGATCTGCAGTGACTGTTTATGCATTCACAACATCGACAGCAACTGGTTCAGTTACAATTGTAAATGGATCTTATTCAACAGTTGTTTTTGTTAAAGGAATTGCTGGATCTGTATCAAACGTTGGAGTTTCAGTACCAACTGCAGTAGCAGTAGGCACTATTCCAGCAATTACAGTAACCACAACAGATGTATTTGGAAACGCAGTTTCTGACACTGTAACAGCAACACTAATTGGTGGAACTTGGGCAGATGGCTCAATTTCTAAACAGATTGTAACGTCTACTGCAGCACAGGTTGCATCGGATTCTACATTAATTTTAGGATCTAAAAAAGAGAATACTTCAGTTGCAACAATTGGTAATGTAACAATTGCAGTAACTGGTGCGACAACAGCAACAGCAGTTACTGGATTAAAAGTTCCAGTAAAAGCCGTAGTTGCGTCATACACAGTTACCGATTTAAATGGTACAATTGCACAACTTCAATCTCAAATTAGCTCATTGTCAGCAGATTTAAATTCAGCAAAAGCTGATGCTGCTTCAAAACAATTAGTTATTGATTCCGCAACAGCAGCAAAAATTATTGCTGATGCAGCGGTAATTAAGGAAAAAGCTGATTATAATAAATTAGCTACAGCCTGGAATAAGGCATTTCCTAAAAAGAAGGTTGCTTTAAAGAAGTAAATTCTTTAAATAAGGGGCAAGGGAAACCTTGCCCTTTTTTTATTTAAATGGTAGAATATATATGTGGAGTACATTGAAGATCAAATAAGAGAAAAAATATTAAACGAAATTAAATATTTAGAGTTACCATATGAATGGAAACCTAACGAAGTAATTAATTATATATATAATAAATTAAGTAGAGGTAAAATTAATGAGTAGTAAAAAAAGAAGTATTTATAAATCAATTACATGGCCCGCAGTGCATATATTATTTGTTGGTACATTAGTATATTTATTTGAAAAAGCTATTACTGGCGAAGCGCATTGGGAATATGCTGGTTCATTTGCAATAATTTATACAGCATGTGAAATGGTTGGCTTTTTCTTACACGAAAGAGCATGGGAAAAATTTGGGAAAAGGGTGAAGTGAGTTCAGTATTAAAGTCAGAAAATCCATTAGTTCATAGTATGTGTGAAAAAAATAATTGTGAAAATAAAGCAACAAGAATTATTAAAGATTTAAATCTTTATAGCTGGGTATGTGAAGAATGCTATGGAAAATATAAGCCTTGATAAAAAATATAAATAATAAAATTTATATAATTGAGGGATATATATCTAAAAGTACATCAGATTTTTTAACAGAAACATTTAATAGTACTACATCAGATGCACCAGATTACCAGATAAAAGGTGGTCCGTCTTTAAGTCCAGAAAATGGATATACTTTTAAATGTGGTAATCCTATTAAAAGCTACCAAGATGATAATAATTACAATATTGGAATAGACATTTTAACAATGTTATGTAATTCAATGTCAAACACAATTTCAGACTTTTTAGATACAAAAATGGATATTAAAACAATGTTTTATGGGTTAATGCTAGAAGGTTCTGAAATGAAGATGCATACAGACAATTACATTACACCTAATGATGCAGAAAGTATTAGAAAAAATTCAAAAGACGATTGGTCTGGGCTTCTTTATCTTAACGATGATTATGAAGGTGGGCTTTTAGAGTTTCCCCAAGAAAATTTTTCAATAAAACCAAAACCTGGAACCTTTATTTTTTTTAAAGGGGATTATGATTTACCGCATCAGGTGTCAAAAATTGAAAAAGGGCATAGAAACGTAATAATATCATTTTTTTGGCCTATAAAATATCGTGGCTTAGATACTGTTTTGGGTTAGTAATTTCTTAAATGCTATAATATAGGGATAGATGGATTTCTAGACCCATCTAAATACAACAACCTATAGGAGAAATAAAATGTCAGACGGAAAAGATTTAAAAGGATTTAACGAAACAAAGCCAGCAGGATCATCACCATGGCCAACAGAATCATACACAGAGGCACCAAAAGCTGCATTCCCATCAACTGATAAGTCATCACAAGATGGCGCAGGCGTAAACAACGGCGGTAAGTAATAATGTGTTACGAATGTGGCTGTGAGTCAGTAGGAAGCACAACTGGAATTGTTCCAATTACAATTACTGAAGTTTCAAGAGATGGAGAAGCAGGTCTTACATTAAATATGACCGCCACTCTAGCGCAAAGAACATCATTTATCAATGAGTGAAAATGGCACAGGTATGGCGACACCGCCAAACAATGAACCAGCAGGCGCAGTAACTTCCCAAGAAGTTGGTCGTAAAAAACCAAATCAAGGAAAGTTTAGATCAGGAATTAATGGTCCAAGGCCAGCAACAAAAATTGATACTAATAAGCATGGCATACGCAGAGAAATAAATCTAGGTGCCAAAAAAACAGGTAGACCTAAGAAGGTATAAAATTGTGTTCATCATCGTCAATATCTAGCTCTTCGGACCTAGATATTGATATTTTAAATGACATAGACGATCAAATGGATAAATTTGAGAGCATAGGAATTGTTTAATGAGTTATGATCTACAAAATTTTGAACCAAAAGTTATAAAAAATTTATTTAATGAGGAAGATTTTAAAACAATATCTAATTCATTTCAAGATTATAAAACATTTCCAATAGAAAAACAATTTTCCAGATATTCCATAGACATGGTAAGTAGGCCAATTTTAAAAGAATGGTCTAATAAAATTTTACCTATTGCTAGAAATATTTTTAATAATCAAGATATTGTTCCAACATATTCATTATTTACTCATTATGAAGGTAATGCTAGTTTATTTAAACATAAAGATAAAAATGCTTGTACTTACACAATAGATATGTGTGTTTATCAAACTGAGCCTTGGGATTTATGGGTAGAGAATAAATCATATACTTTATATCCTAATGAAGCTATAGCTTATTGTGGTGAGGATCAAATGCACTGGAGAGAAGATTTTCCTAATCCAGAAAATCAAAAAGTAGCAATGATATTTTTTCATTTTGTAGAGCCAGATCATTGGTGGTTTGATGTTTAATAAAAAAGAATTAGCTCCAGGTATTATGGTGTACTCAGATGTTATGGAAAACTATACTCAATTTGTACCAGCCATAGAACATTTCATGAACTTAAATATTCCAGAAATTGAATGGTCAAACTCTTATGTATATAAGGATGGCAAAGAAATGATTGATGAAAACAGAAGTTCAAAAACATACTTTGTCGAATATAATAAAACAAACAGTGATATATTGTCACAAAAATATTTATTAGATTTATATGCAAGAGAAACGATAACAAAATTTTCTAATCCAATAGAATTAGATTATCAAAAATATTATAACGTTGTAGTGCCAGATCATAAGGGATACTCTATTTTAAAATATTCTGAAGGGTCTCAATTTTTA